GGAAGATGAATCCTTCACACGACCGCAATAAAAAAAGGAAAATGAAGGACATAAAAATTGCGGCTAGGGTACAACCAAGCAGGAAAAGATCTAACAATACTCAGATGCAACATGGTGGCAAACAAGGTCACAGGCATAGTGTGAGAAAACAGAAAAGGCAAAACAGATTCCACGAAGCTGCAGGATTTATAAATAAGAACATAGGTAAATCTATTTCTGAGGAAGATATAACGGTAGACAAAAATGCTTTGTTTATGATTGCTAACAAACTAATGTCCCATGAAAATGCTAATAGAGAATGGTTGTATGATCTTTTAGGGAAAATAAAAAATGTCAGACATAGATGATGATTTAAAGAATCTTTTAAATCAATTAGATGATGACGAAGATATAGTAAGAAATATTGAGCCAAGCACCATTAGGGCAGATTTAGATGAAAATATTAACTCGGAGGCCCTAAGACCTGTAGAAACTGTAATAGTTAGTAATAATGTTGATATAGAAGATAGATCACCTGATATAAATGTTTCGAAATATTTAGATAAAATGGAGGGTGTAGCAGATGAAGTGTTACAAGCCTGCAGGTCTGATAGACAAGAAGCACAAGAAGTAATAAATATGTTAAGAAACCAATGTGACCAAGCCCACGATAAAAATATACCTCCAGCTAGAATGTATGTAGATGGGTTAGTAAAATCTGTAGAAGTAAAGGCCAATATAAATACAAATGCAGTTAAGGTGATGGAAGGTGTAGCTAAAATGATAGCAGCCACGAAGGCTGGTTTGAATATTAACAATAACAATGTGAGCGTATCAGCTGCAGAATTAGATGAAATATTAAGTAGTAACGAAGTAACTGGTGAGTTGGATTAATGCCTAATTTAAATAGTCAACAAAGAGAAATAATAAAACGATCACAAAAATCTGTGTCGTGGTTTCTAAGCAATTTTGGAAGAATTAAACATCCATCTGCCGGTGTTTTACCATTCAAGCCTTTTAGTTATCAAAGAGAGGCTATTAAATGTTTTAGAAATCATAGGCTAAATATATTTAGAAAATGCAGGCAGTCAGGAATATCTAAGATTTCTGGTGCTTTTGCTACTTGGTTTGCTATGATGCATTCGCATAAAACTGTGCTAATAGTGTCTAGGCGTAACGAAGATGCTATGGGTTTTTTAAGAGATCATATTGTTTTTTTATATGAACATTTACCACCTTGGATGAAAGAAATATGGAAACCCAAAAAACAGAATGAGCATGAAATCATATTTCCCAATGGTTCAAGGATACAATCATTAACATCACACCCAGAAGTGTTGAGAGGTAACGCTGCTTCATTAAATATTATAGATGAAGCTGCGTTCATTCAAGGTATGGATACAATGTGGGCTGCTGGTTGGCCTACTTTGCAGCATGGTGGTAATGTTATTGTAATTAGTACCACTAACGGTATTGGTAACTGGTATTGGTCTACATGGACAGATGCAGAAGCGGGTGTTAATGGTTTCAATCCAATATTAGTTAATTGGTGGGATATGGACTGGGCTATAGAGTACCGTGATTCTATATCAAATGAATTTAAAAGAATAGCACCGTGCGACGGGTTAAAAAAATGCTCAGATAAGAAGGAGATAAGTAGGTATGGACCATATTGGTCACCTTGGTTAGAAGACCAATACAATGCTCTACAAGACCAGGGTGATGGATGGAAATTTGAACAAGAAATACTAGCATCATTTATCGGTTCTGGCAATACAGTATTATCTAAAGAAGCTTTAGCACATGTTCAAACGACTATAAAGGAGCCTGAACAAAAAATAGTTGGCTATCAAACTTATGTGCATCCTGTATCTGGTAATGTGGAGGATTTAAATTTTGATTTTGACGAAGTGGATCAAGGTTTATGGGTGTGGAAAAGACCAGTTACCGGTGGTAAAAATATATCACCACACTCTTACGTGATGGGGGTTGATATTGCAACGGGCAAAGGTAGGGATTATAGTGCCATTGAAGTGTTTGATATTGACACAATGGAACAGGTAGCTGAGTTTATGGCAAGGTGTTTGCCAAGAGACTTAGTGAAATATATTGATAGAATAGGTAGGTGGTACAATTGTGCTTTGGCTATAGTAGAACGTAATAATGGCGGCGATACTTTAATAGATAGTTTAAGATATGACATAATGTATCCGAGAATCTGGCGGAAGAAAGAAATAAATGATAAGCCAAGGAGCAATTCTAGTGGGCAGAGATCACTGAAGGTGTCTCAATATGGATTTTCAACTAGTTTAGCTAGTAAGCCCAAGTTAAATAAATTTTTAATAGATTTTATATCTGCTAATAATGAAGAAGGATATAAAATCTATAGTTCTAGATTACTGAAACAATTGCAGATATATGTCAGAAAAAGAGATCGCACTGGCAGGGATACCAATAAGACAGAAGCAGAAGATGGTGCTGGCAATTTTGATGATTTAGTAATTGCTTGTGCCCTAGCCTTGATAGGTACTTCAGATGCGTTAAGTGTAGGAGAAGGAAACTTAATACCAATAAGCTCAAACAACGACTTTGATATTAAAGACCCAACACATAATAATCAATCTCAAGAACATTATTTGGGTAAGGGTGGACAATCACTGTTGATGCCTTTAACAATAGTTCCTGATGATATGTCAGATGTGAGTAAGGAAAAATATTTGGAACAATTTGCAACGCAACTTGGGGGTATTCAAGTAAATAACGGTGGACCCATAGTATCACCGACTAAGCAATATTATGAAAGATAATGATAAAAGCAAATCTGATGAAAATAATTGGTCAGAAATATGGATAACAGGCATTACTGGACTAACTAATACAATATTAGTATCTACAGCACCTTCGCATACATCTATTACTTTAGTGATATGCTTATCCTTAACTGCCATCACTTATTTAATATGCAGAACTAGTTTTAAAATAGCTAAAATAAAGTATGCACCTCATTCAGCTATTGAGTTTTCAGCACAAAAGAAAAATCGCAGATCAGTTATTCAGGAGTAAATTCCTGTACCACCACTTGGGCATTAACGCTAGTTGTGTTGTGCGGTAGTGCAAACACAACACACCAGTAATTCCCAGATCTTCCGATTCCTATTTCTTTGTATTGTTTACGCCTAATGTTGGTTTTGTGACCATAAGATCGCATCCACGTGTTCATTACAGAACTAACGTCTTTATAACCGTAAGCTATATTTTCACCTACCATCTTAGCTGAGTATCCAGCATGAGCAACTCTAGTAGAAATAGATGAATTATCCTGACCTCTATGAGACATAATTTTATTATCATGCATCCATTTCGCATGATTTTTTGCTGCATCACACAAGACAGTATTTAACTTAAGAGGTTTGGCTCCCACTTTTTGTCTTTGCTTATTATGAGCATCCAATAGTGGGTTAACATAATCATCAGTTGGTTCTGGTTTGACTGGTTCTGGTTTGACTGGTTCTGGTTTGACTGGTTCTGGTTTGACCGGTTCTGGTTTGACCGGTTCTGGTTTGACCGGTTCTGGTTTGACCGGTATAGTTGTTGGTACTGGTTTAACTTTTACGGATTTGGATACACCAAATGTTTGCAATAATTGTTTAACTAAAGATGTGATCATGTTAAGTAATGTTCGCATGGTTTATTTCCTTCAAAGCTAAAATAGTTCAATTTATTTTTGCTAATATGTATGTAGAGGTTAAAATATGCCTAGCAATTGGCTAGCGTTTGATAGAATAAGGGCTTTAACTAAAGCTAATAACATATTCCAATCGGAACGCATTTTTCAAGATCAATCTAACTTAGACTCATTAACTTCTGGTGGTCAATTTATAGATTTAAATGATCAATCGCTTATACTTGATCAAACCAATTTACAAATTAATAGATTAGAAAGATATAAAGATTATGAACAAATGGATCAAACTGGAGAAGTTAGTCTGGCTTTAGACTTATATGCCGATGAGGCTAGCCTTGTAGATCCAGAACGCAAGCATACCATAATTATTAAAGCAAAAAACAAACGCATAAAAAGAGAATTAGAAGATTTATTATTTAATACCTTGCAATGGGATACCTACTGCAGACCAACTATTAGGTATTTGTGCAAGTATGGTGATATGCCATATGAAATCGTGATGAATAATACTAGAAGTGGTGTTTCATCTTTAAGATTTATGAACGTTTACAATTTTACTAGAATAGAAACTAGGCACGGAGATTTAGTAGGATTCTTTTATATGGACCCAATGGTGTCTGAACCACAGTTTTTCCATCCTTGGCAAGTAATGCACTGCCGTCTAACAAGTTTTGAAAACATTTACCATCCATACGGTAGATCAATATTAGACGGTGGTAGAAAAGCATTTAAGCAACTTAGATTGATGGAAGATGCAGCGTTGATATATAGAATAACTAGAGCACCAGAAAAAAGGAAGTTCACAATACCGGTAGGAATGATTCCTCCTAAGGAAGTCCCAGAATATATGCAGATGATAGCGAGAAGCTTTAAAAGACAAAGATTTTATAACCCAACTACAGGCACATTTGATGAAAGGTATTCACCATTAGTTCAAGAAGACGATTTTTTCTTACCTAGAAGACCTGATGGGTCTGGCCCAGATATTGATACATTACCGGGTGCAGAGAACTTAGATCAGATCAAAGACATAGAATATTTTAAAAAGAAGATGATAGCACCCACTAAAATACCATTTTCCAGAGTCGGTATTGGTGATTCTGCTGGTGAGGCAAGTGACAGATCATTGTCACAATCACATGCGGAATTTGCTAAAGCAGTGCAATGGGTTCAGAGAGAAGTCGCTACTGGTTTAACCAAAGCAGCAATAGTTCATTTAGCATTAAAAGGATACTCTGTAGCTGATTTAAAGGGTTTTGAGATAGCATTAACCGCTACGTCTGCAATGGAGGAGTTGTATAGAATTGAGACATGGCAAACTAGGGCAAGCGTAATGGCCGATTTGAAGGATTTAGGTTGGTTTCCAAAAGAGTGGATAGTTACCCACTTTACAGATCTATCTCCGGATGAAATAGAAGAAATTAAGGATTTAGAAGATATAGAGTCTAGTGGAGGACCTGGAGGTGGTGGTCCAATTAATATGGGAGGTTTAGATGTGGGTGAAACTGATGATTCAGCAGATATTGCAACAGATGAAAATGTAGAGGATAATTCAGAATCTGGTATAGAAAACGATCAGGAAGATACTACTGATATAAATTCTTTTGAAATGGAAGGTTATGATATCGAAGCTGATAAGCGTTTGTTGAAAGAGATGCAAAGACAGGGCAAACAAAAAGATATTAAAATAATACTTGAAAAGTGGGCAAATAGATTAGGAAAGAATAATTATAAAGATCACAAGAATTTCTCTAATGGTTACAATCATTTGATAGAATCAAATGAATTAGATGGTTTAACCACAAGCAGCATGAAAAATAGTATTGGATCAAATATACAAAATCCAAACGAAACAGATGGACTGTTAGTAGAATGGTCTGTGGATAAGGTCGAACGCGATAATGCAATTAATCAAGTGTTAAGAGTAATAATGGGAGATGATGTAGTTTATTCTGATGATAATGAGACAGTAATTACAGAAAAAGACATCTCTGTTACGCAAAAAATTGAATAAATAAATTATCGTTTTCGTTCAAATTTAATTTAGTGGTATATTAGTAGATTTTTTAGGAGTAAAGATCAAATGGCTCAAAATCAGAATCCATCGGCTGGCCAATCAATTAAAATGGATAGCCGCAAATTTCTGGGAGCAATTAACGATTCTGCCCAGGCCCGAATTTCTTTTTTTGAAGAGAAGATAGCTGAATTAGGTAAACATGCTGGTAAAAATTTTAATCTCGTGGCCCTAAATCTAAATCCTAAAAATTTATATTTTGAAGATTTAGATAATAATAAATTTTATATTGCTGATCATAGCAAGGATAAAGGCGGTAAACTGACTATTAACAATATCCGGCATGTAGAAATTGTAGAGGAAGAAAAAGCTGCATTATTTAGCGATTCTTGTATAAAATTAATTAACGCTATCGAAGAAAATGATCAGAAGGGTATGGCTTCAGCATTCAAAAGAATGAGTGCTCAGAGGTTTAGTAGTCGGGTAGTCCCTTATTCGGGTATAGTTAAAGGCAGAGACAACAAAACCAGAAAGATACAAATAACTCAAGGTGATATAAGTGAAGATATAAAGAATCAACTTGTATCCATAATAGTTGAGTCTCTAAAAGACAATGTTATAGTTGAAAATGGCCAAATTATTTCTGGTCAATTTGTTGACGGAGAAGAAGTAAAACTCCCTGTTACTAAATGGTCTACA